ATAAGGCTGTTGATTTAAAGGAATGCAAATCATGTATTTACAAGAAATACAAGAAAAGTGTCTCAAACAGGCTGAAAAAGCCTTTAAAACAAGTGAGTAAAAAACGTGTTAAACTTGAAAGAAATAGATTTAGTATATTCACTGATAATTTAGACAAGTGCTACTTTTGTAATAAGCCTAAAGATGACTTACATGAGCTGTTGGGTGGTAGAAATAGAAATAATTCCATGAGGTACGGATTAGTGTTACCAGTGTGCAGAGAACACCATAATGAAATACAGCACTCTATAAAATACAAAAAAGTGGCACAAAAAAAGTTTCAGGAAGTTTATCCTGAAGTTGATTTTGTTGATATATTTAAGATTAATTATCTTTAGAATTAAACTTTTAAAATTATATATTGTAGTTTTATGTCGCTTTGGTGTATAATATTTATCAGAGTGACACATGATTGTTAGGTGTTCTACCTCAGTCCATATATATAAATTTTCAAAATTTTTATAGATGTGAAGGAGGTGAGGTCCTATGATTGAAGGAGGAAATTATGAACAATTTAACATTGTTCTTAATATTTCTAATACTCCTAGTATTAGAAGAAATTTTCAACAACAAGAAAGGACATTAAAAAAGAACACCGTATCAACTAGAACGGTGTTCACATGGTTATAAGGACTGAGTGAACACCTGACATTGCAAATCAAGTATCACTCTTTTTTATGTCCATTAATATTTTAATCAATAGTTAAGAAAATATAACTATTTCTTGGTTTAATATATTATCACTTATACTACTAAATGTCAATACATTTTGTATCACATTTGTATACATTAATATAAATAACTATAGTAATAACATAATCAAATTTACTTTTATTAACAAATACATTATACCACAATTTGTATCACATTTGCAAGTCATTCATGGAAATAACGGATAAATTAAAGAAAATAAAAAAACTGGTTTTGAATGAAATTATTCACTCTTAACCAGAATTTTTTTATTCTACTTTAGTAAGTTGTTCTTTCGTTACCCAGCCCTTATCCACATTGTGTAAAGTTTTACCTGCAGATATATGGTAAGGTCTTTTTGCACCTTCACAAATTAAAGTTATGTATCTAATGTCTGTAAGGTCTTTAAGATTACCACCGTAATTTGCAGTTCTTTTTTCTGTGCCATCAGAAGCTTCAGTAGCATATCCTTTTACGCAAACCTTATCTCCTACTTTAAATTCGTCAACTGGAGTTGGTTCTGGTTTAGGTTCAGGTTTTGGTGTTGGTTCTTCTTTAACAGCTGGATTATAAATAAATCCTCTGAATGCATATTTACTTCCTATTCCCCATCTTCCGTTAGAATTACTTCTTTTAGCATTATAAAAAGCGCTAATTCCGTAAGCGCTTTCACTCGTATAGATTGTATTATCATCTAGCACTTCTTCTACTATTGCAACGTGTCCTGCTCCATCGTCAGCATTTCCAACAATTCCTTTAGCCCATACAACAATTGAACCAGGTTTAGGAACTTGTCCAATTTCTAAGCCAGCCTTTTTAGCTTTTTCAATAAAACTCTCTGCATTACAATTCAAAGTATTATACTTATTTCCTTGAAATCCTGTTAATTCAGTTATAATTTCATTAAATCTACCATTCGCATATCCAACACAGTTTGCTAGAACATCACAGTCTTTATCTGCAGGATAGCCTGGTATACAACTATTCCATCCGCCAGTTACTTTACGGATAAATGATTTATTACCTTTAGTAGGCTTACTTGTTCTCTTCGTAAACATTTTCAATTTCACTTCCTTCCAATAATTCTTTCAAACCGTCTGAATTGACTGTAGTTTGAATTTCCATTTCTTTTGCTTCTTCCATCTTACTCACTCTCCTTTTTGTTTGTTTTAGATGCAAAATAAAAAGTCATAACCATTATGACTAAATCTTTATAATCAGCTTCTACTATACCTTTAAACACCATAATAGTATAACTTATTACTACTATTAAACTTATTATAGTTTTTAAATCAATTAATTTTGCTATTTTTTCTTTCATATTCATTCACTCTCCTTATAATTTATAATTTGTTTTCTTTAATTAATCTTTCCCACTTGTCATGAACATAACTATTTCCACCGTGCTGACAATAATAATCATAAAGTTCATGAGCTCTTATTCTTTGTTCCGTTGAAATAATTTCTTTATCAGCTAATTCCATAAGATTAATTAAATCTGTTTTAATACTTGACAAGTTATTCTTAGATGTTTCTTCTCGCAAATCTTTAATTTCTTTTTTGATCGGTTCTAATCTATTATCAATTACTTTTGATATACTTTTAACAGTGCCATTTTTTATGTATTTGATAGAGCCTATTAAACCGATTAGAAAAGTCAAGGCCTTTGCTAGTTCTCCTAAAGTTAAATTTTCCATATTTACTCCTTTCTTTAATTTACTTCCAACGCCCTATTGCAAGCCATCTAAAACTGTGATTTTCAACTGTAATTGAAATTTTATTAGATAAATTAAATTTACATAAATTAGTTGCATAATCTGTAATAGAATATACATTCATTGTAACAAGGTTTGCTACTGCTGATTTAACATCTACTACATAATTAATATTTGCGAAATTGATAGGAAACTTTACTACATATCCATCATCATAATACCAATCAGTTTGACTTGATATCTTTGTTATAGTCAATGTTTTTACCAATAAACCATATTGAATTAAAGTCCCATCTGAATATTTAATCCAATTACCGTTTGAATTTGAGCCACTTTCTATTGTGTTGCTTATTTCAACACTATTGTTATAAATTCCATCTTCTATATGGTTCATTCTAGTTGCGTTTGCTGGCGTTGTTTGATTAGGTAAATTCTTCCATTCTTGTTTTACATAAGCCATTTAATTTGTTATTAGTAAGTTCTCTATAATTTATAGCCAATTATTTTATATAAATTATCATAATTGTTTGTAGTAGTAATTACACTACTGCCACTTGTGTTTTCTTCTAAAATACTTCTAAACTCCACATTATTCCCACTCCAATAAATATTAGCCGTTCTTTTATTCCAATAGGTACCACTTGTCCCACCAACGTAAATAATTGTAGCAGAAGTATGTGCAGAAGAATATTCAGCTTTAGTGCAAGTTCCACCGTAGTCGCGCCCTCTAGAATAATAAAATTCTAACACATCATAATTTTGTAAATTGGGTATTGTTTTAGTTTCACCAATTCTGAAATTTCCATTAAATAACACAACACCTTTTAATTGATTACACTTTCTGTTTAACTCATTAAAGTTGTTATTAAGATTAGTTGCATTAAGCGGTGTAGTTGTATTAGGTTTATCCTTAAATTCTATTAATGCCATATATTCGGCTTTTAACTTGCTCTATCTATAATTCTTCTACTAACATATATGTATACATATCTTTACCTTTGATTTTTATAGTTGGTGTCCCACCAGAAGCAATCGAACCATATATTTTATTTGAACCAGTTGTGTTCAATATGCCGTGAGTAATCATAAATCTGTCAGTAGTTTTCTGTATAGAACCATTATATTTTGATAACATACCAGTTTTCGTATCATAAATTCTTCCATAGACTGCTTGTGAACAATCTTCTGCTAATTGATAATAGAATGTAACTTTTATTCCTGTTACATTACTATCTACAGAAACACCTCCATCTGACTCTAGATTAAATCCATTCCCAATTTTATAAACCGTCGTATTAAATGGAATATACAATGTTGCCCATGCAGTAGATGCAGTAAGTTCAGTATTAGAAGATAAAGCAACTAATATTGCACTTTTATTTTTACATTCTTGGAAGTTAACATTTAAATTATCAGCATTAATTGGCGTTGTAGTATCTGGCTTGTTCTTAAATATTAACATAGAGAACCACCTCTAGAAGAGCAAGTTATTTTATTTAAGCCTGCCCTCCTTTCATGAGAGGCGCTGTTACTAAATAACTGCCACCTCTCTTTCTTTTGTTTGTAATAACCCCCCCCCCACGTGGTTATTTCGTGGGCTTAGATTTTTTTGCGCCATCTGAAACACTCTCCTTTCTTTCGTTAAACTGCATCATTGCAGTTGTAACTTCGTTTTTTTCAGTTTGTACTAATTGGTTGAATATCTTTTCAACAATTGGTCGCAATAAAAAAGCCGGTAGTTCCGACTTGTTTATTGTATTGATTATACTTTCTTCTGTATCTTTAATTTTCAATATAATTGGTTTATCCATTTTTTATTACTCCTTCCAAATTTTTAACTTTATTTAGTAATGCTTTACACACAGTTAGCAAATATTTATCAAGTGCGTCACTGTCATATCTCATTAAATCAACAACTTTTTCTTTACTTCTTTTACCTTCTAAGTTGAAGTTTAAATCTTTGCCATTTACAATTGCTTTTTCATTATAAATTTTAAAGAACTTATGCTCTTTGTCTAACTTTTCTATTTCATCAATGATAAAGCCGTATTGATGCGGGTCTTGATATAAGTTGTACTTGTAGTCGTAGCTATACAAGTTCATATCATTTAAAATTTGTAGAGCAGTATCGTATTCTTTGTTGAACTTCTTAAGATTCTTTTTAGCATTCCTTGATGAAACATCTCCACCAGTTGTTTTAACCTTGCTGTTTGAACTACCTACACCTGAACCTGCATATACTCCACCATTTTTAGCATTTAAATTGACGCTTTCTTGGGCATAAAGGTACATGCTACCACTATAGCTAGATGGTTGGTTAGCGTACCCGGCAACTATTTTAAAATAATCTCCACTATCATATCTAACCGCTTGTTTACCTTCAATGTTCATATTTCCATCGCTGGTAATGAAAGTAGTACTTTTTCCATAAATACTTAGCTGATTGATACTTTCTAAAAGAAATCTCTTTTCATTAGTACTATAAGCTAAACTAGCCATTTCACTTCCAAGTCCTGTACGTGAACTACTATTTCTGAACGAAATACCACCAGCAATGCTTCCTTGAGTTGCAACGTTCAAGGCTGAAACATATGGATGAGCTGAGCCTGTATATAACGCTCTGATAAATCCAGTACCATTATAAATGTCCACTCCCGATGTAGAAAGAACTCCGCTGCTTATTTTGTCTGCTGATAGTGTACCTGCTGTAATATTATCGGCATTTATTTTTTGAGCACTAAAGTTTTCTGTTGTAATTACATTAGAACTTAATCTACTTGAATTTATTGTTCCACTTGTAATGTTATCAGCATTTATTTTTTGAGCATTAAAATTCTCTGTTGTAATAAAATTACTAGTGACTTTGTCTGCAGTAATCGTACCTGTTGATATCTTGCTTCCATCAATAGTTGTAGTTTCATTATTATTAACTGCTGTTATTAGACCAGAAATATTGATTTTAGAGGCTTCTATTTTAGCGGTATCACTCGTTAAATTTATTTGAGCTACAATTTTATCTTTATCTACTTTTTTTGAAACTTCCAAATTTATTGAAGTAGCAGTTTGAGTAATTTTAGAATTTAATTCTATTTTTGTAGCGAATTGTTCAGTATATATGCTTTTAGCCATAAGTCTACAATAAATAGAAGCTGTTTCATGACCTAAAAGTGATACAGAATAATTACCTTCTGTTAATGAAATTTCCGGATAATCAAAATACTCAATGTTTTCATTTTCTAATGCTTGCAATATTCCTGCAGAAGAAAATTCTGTTCTGTGTATGACGTAACATTTTTGTTTTTCATAATCAAGAACAAATTCATCATAAGTATTTATATCTAAAAACCATAAATCTGCTGGTAATCTATATGTTACTTCATAATCTCCATTTTTAAAGGACAAATATCTTTCTAAAGGAAATAAATCGTCACTCGGAAATAAATCATTACTTGGATACAATAGTGAAAGACTTTTAGTAGTAGGTCTAATTTTTACATAAATCGGTTCACTATTTCCAGCTACATTTTCTAATGTAACAGTACCAACTCCATCAGCAGTAACTGAAACATCAGCAACTTCGCTTATTTCACTTTTTATTTGGTCTATTTCGAGTTGAAACTCGGTTATTGATTTTTCATTATTACCAACTTTTTCACTCAAGATTTTTAATTGTGCATTATCTCTTTCTTGGCTAATAGTCAACCTTTTTATAGCACTATCAGTATCATTTGTTACTTTCGTCTCTTCTTGCTTTTTTGTGCTAATGTTTAATGACATTGTACCGATCCATTGACCATTAAATTCTATATCATATTGTACAATAGTTGGATAAGATAGTTCTCCATTAATAAAAGTTATTATACTACCAGGTCTTATTGAATAATCTATAGGACATTTTTTAGTCGTAAATGAATAAAATTCAAAATTATTAATTTGACTAAAAATATAATCAATTTGAGATTGGCTAGTTATAAAAGGATTATCAGTATCAATATAAATAGTATCTCCATCAGTAGTTCCTTTTTCATATACTAAAAGACCATTATCATACACAACTCGCGTGATTTTATGTTTCTCTCCTATTTTATAATCGCCTAACATCTGAAAATCAATTGTCTTACTTGAAGTTTTTTTAATTTTAGAAAATTTTAATTTGCCAAGTTCATCTATATAAGCAAATGACGATTGCAAAGTTGCAATAAACCTTATATACTTTCTAGCACTGATAGTACTATCATACCAACTAACTTGTTCTTCTTGGTCTAATTCAGTTATTCCCAACTCAACACCTGCTTTTGTGCAGATATCTGATAATATTTCCAACAGAGATACTTTACCAGTAGAACTTAAATCAATGATATTTTTTGCATTATAATTAAATTCAAAATTAATCATATTATCAATTAATTCATAAGTAATACTGCCATCTTCATTTTCATAACAATTATCAACAAGTAAAGTGGCAATTGTATTTTCATTGTCTTTTAATGTAACAATATTTGGCACTGTGACATTTGCACTTTTATCAAGAACTAAATTAAATGAATTTGCAGCTGTACTTCCAAGAAAAAATGTATCAGTATAAAGTGAATATTCATTTGTAAGACTTCTATAATATTTATAGTCTATAAGTACACCATCAAAATAAATCTTCATTACTGACCACTCACTCTCTTTTTTTGTACTAAATTAAAAGACAGTGTATAATCTCCTGTCTCTAAAATTTCCCAATTAAGTCTAGAAACTCTAAACTCAGCAACTATGTATCCACCTTCGTAAATCGGATGTAAGCATTTAGCTTTAATAGGATTTTTCTTAATCTGCTCACTAATTGAAAAAAATTCTTCTTCACTTAAGCATTTATAAGAAAATTTAAGCTTACTCCAACGCGTACTGATAACTGTATCAATTAAGTCGCCAGTAACAATACTTCTGTATGAATTACTGTCTAAATCTTCACATTCGCCAGAATAAGAAGAAGGGCTTAACATTTTTTGATAACTACCATTTATTTCTATATACCAAACATTCATTAAACAACACTCCTTCCTGTTTTCCTTTTTTCACTATTAATGTAATTTACACTTGCTTTTCCCACTTCTCTTACTGATATCTGTGGATTTAAATCTATATTGTCCACTTTTTCAATTAAAGTTTCAAGCAGCCTACAAGTTTCTTCGTTGTCACTGTTGAAATAAGCACTTGAATTAAATTTTTTCGGTATAACAGCTTCGCCTTTATGAATATAAGCTAATTGGTCATTTGGAACATAATTAGTACCAACGTCATATGAAGCTACTTGCTTACTAAAGTTATCGACAGATATATTTCTTGGAGTTAGTTTAGCAAAAGCATTCTTTATTTTATTAAAGAAATTTGTTATTTTTGAAGAAGCAGAACTTGTATCAGCAGTAACATTTACTTTAAGTTCAGGTTTTACTTCACAGAATTTTTTTAAATCTTCTTTATAATTATTTAACTCTGCTCTTGATAAACCCGTCTTTTCTGTTATTTCATCATAACTTTTACCTTGCTCAATTAAATTATCAACAATTGTCAATGTTAAATCTTTATATTTATCTTGAATTTCAACAAGACTACTTGTGTTCTCGCCTTGACTTTTTAACTTTTCTATTACTAAATCATTTGCAGCTATTTGTTCTTTTAATTTACTTAATATTGCTGCTTTTTCTTCGTTGTTTAGTTTTTCTTCTTCATATTGTTTATGTAAATTATCAACAATATAACCAGAATTTATTACAAATTGTTTTGCGTTTTTTAAATATTCTTCACTATGACCAAATATTTGTGAAGTTAGTGATGAACTTAAAATTAAAGCTTTTGTAATATTTTCTTGTGTACCTTGCATCTCGTAGAAAATTTCTCCTAAATCAGTTGCGTTTTCTGCCCATTCTTTAAAAGTTTCATTGCCCTGTTCTCTAAGTGAGGTTATTTGTTCTTTTAAATTTTTGTTTTCTTCTTTTATATCTTTTATAATTTTAATGGTTATAACAATTGAACCAATTGTAGCTAACGCATATAATGAACCAATTAATCCAGCCCCGCCCTTTGAACCAAGAGATATAAGTAATTTATCAACACTGCCTTTTAAAACTTCAAACTTTTTTACCAATTTATAAGCGAGTACAGCTTCAATTAGTAATATTATTAATTCTTTATGTTCAATTATCCATGAGCCTATAGGTTTTAAAACATTATTATATAATCCTTTTAATTTATCTGCCACGTTTTCTATAAATTTAACAATTTTTGTATTAAGTTCAATGTTCTTGAAATTATCAGCCCAGTTAAAACTATTAGAAGAACTAGTATCACTATTCAAATTTGTAATTTCATCTAGGCCTGCTAAAGTTTTAGTAGCATTTTTTGCTGATTTACTTAAATTATCCATTGATTTTGTTGTTGCTTTAGCTAATAAATCCACCCCTGTTAATGCACGTATAAAAACATTAATATAACTTACAGCCCTTATTGTAAAATTAGCTATTTTTTCTATCAAAGGAGCCATTATAGAGCCTAATCCTATCCATGCTGACTGTAGTTTATTAGCATTTTCTGTATCTTGAGATAAATATTGAGAAGAAGCTCTACTAACTAGTGAAAAAATACTTCTAACTGAAATCAGTGATAATGTAAACTTTTTGATTTTAGAAATACCTTTTTCAAATGAAGAAGAAAGCTCATTATTTAATTTTTTTGGTGCTTGAGAATTTTCTAAATTATTCAACTCATTTTTAAGTTCTTTTATTTTTTCAGAATATTTGCTTAGGCTTTTAGTTTCATTTTCTAAATTCTTAGCAAATTCAGTTGTATTTGGATAGTTTTTAGTTTGCTCTATTATTTCAGGAATAGAAGATGCAAGAACATTAATCTTTTTTAATTCAGCTTCCATATCTTTAACATCAGAATATTTTAATTTTATACTCAATTCTTTTTTCTGTTTATCTGTTAAATCCTTATATTTTTCATTAATACTATCTAAATCATTAAGTGCTTTTTCTACTTCAAACTTTGGCTCTACACCCTTTGAAACCGTGGATATAAAATTGTTAACTGTACTTTTTAAAGCATTCATTTTCTTTGTGAATGGTGCAGTGATAAGTTCAAGCGTAACACCAAATTTTTCATCATTCATAATATTTTTGTCCTCCTTTCGTTACATAATGTTTATTTAAACATTTTGGTTTTTGTATAGTTGCCTTTTTAGGGAACAATTCTGGCGAAGCTTCTTCTGGTGTGTTCGGAAACAAATTTTCCTTTTCGCAAAATAAATCATTAACTGCTGCCTCAATAAGATTTGCTTCTTTCCACATTTTATAAGCTAGACTTTTTCTTCTTTGTTCCAAACTATGATAACATTCTTCTAGCGTCATATCATATAAGTCACTATATTTAAAATCAAATTTTAATAGTTCATCATAAAGAAAGTTAATTATTTCTGTATAATTTGTTTCTGTTCGTTTTCTGCTGTCTGAAGGAGTTCCTCTGTTTGCTTTTTCATCTGGTCCAACTCCTCCTTCGTTAAGAAACCCGAAACAACCAACGCCTTATAAATTACATCATATAAAATTGTTTCTAAAGTATAGCCGTTATCTATTAATTCATCCATCAAATTGCATGCATCAGCTTTGCTAAAATTAGGTACTTCTGCCTTTCTCAATGATTGAAGTAAAGTAACTAATGTTGTATGGCTATAATCTCTTATAAAATCCAACATTTTACATTTATTCTTTTCTTCTAGTGATATACACTCAGAAGTTGTTAATCTAAATCTTATAACTTTTCCATTTAATTCTAATTCAAAATATTTCATATAATTTTCTCCTTTACTTAATTTATTATTAAAAAAATAGGGTAACTAATATAATAACTAGCTACCCTATAAATCTGCTATGCACTAGTTGAAGGAACTGTAGTTTCCACTTCTTTTATTGGTCTAAGATATAATGTGAATTTATCTATCTCGTTTGTGCCTATTTCATTAAAACTATAAGCAACTTTACTCTTAAATTTGTGAACAATACCATTAGACCTTGTTATTTTAAAGAAGTAAGTCTTTTTACTTGTAGCTAAGTCATCAACTAGGTTTATATTTGCGTTAGTATCTGGGTTTTCCATATTAAAGTCTATATTTAATTTAACAGCAGGCTTTAACCCAGCTTTACTTGTTTCAAATTCTAAATTATCTAAACTTGTAGTATCTATATCATTTGGTTCTTCGCCAATAACTGGCACTTTTAATAGGCCATATAATCTTGAATAAGTACCACTTTCTGTTTCCGAATATTCAATTTTGCTTCCGGCACTTACAGTATAATCTGCCTCATGGTCATCTGCAAATCTTTGAATATCTAATTTTAATTTTTTCATATTTCTTCTCCTCTCATTAAAAAACTAATTCATGATTAGTCTCATTCATTTTAACTTCGGCGGTGATTTGTTTTTTTATCAAATCATCACTTTGGTCAATATCTTTTATAGTCACTTTAAAGTTAAGCTCTTTTAATTTATTTACAATTTTTTCTGACATCAAATCTAGTATTTCAAGTGTATTTGACGTCATATCATTTTTTCTTTCTAAGATGCCATATAAAGATAACTTGTAAACATCCTTTTTATCAAAGGACTGACTTAAAAATGTTTTCTGAAGTGTGTAACCAAAATATGTAGTTTTTTCTTCAATTATTCCATCTGGTAAGAATGGACCACATTCTAAATCATTTATTTCATCTAGTTTTTCTTGTATTAAAGTTCGTATCATTTAAACACCGCCTTCAAATTTTCTTTATATATTCCTACATTTTTCTGTAATGACAAATAAAAATGTGGATTTGCTTTTCTTCCCCATGTTCCTGTAAGTAAATTTTGTAAATACGTTGCATAATTCCAGGGCGCATCCGTTGTATATGGATAACCATGTGGAAAAATATTAGTACTTTCTCCTAAAGGTCCTGTACCCCAATTGATAAAGTGGGCTAAAGGTAAAGTAATCGTTCCACCTTTTCTTCTTTCCCAGTCAACCATTAAATCACTTGTTATTCTAGTTTTTATTACACCACCATTGTTGATAGTATCTTCAACTTTAATACTGGAAATATAGTCTCCACCTTTATATGGCGAAGTTTCTATAATATCTTCCCATACTTTTTTAGCAGTATCTCTTTGTGCCTTAATTAGTTTTGGAATATATTCTTTATCAATTTTATTTTCAATTCTTAAAACCATTTTTGAAATGTCCATCATATTTCTAGTAAGTCCACCCATTTTAATTTAACAGACTTTATTTTATATTTTTTCTCGCCTTGAAATAAATAGTATTTTGAAATATTGTCTGGCTTTGTCCCGACCTTTTCTTTTAAATACTTTTCTAATTCATTTCTAATTGAGGTGATTCTAATCATAGAAGTAATATCAGCCCCATAAATTGAGGCTGATACTTCATCTGTTAATTCCTGTTTTTGAATTGAAAATGTTTTGATATAGATATAAGTTTCAACTTTTGCTCCATTTTTAGCTTTTTGTTGTTCAACTTTTTTTAAGTCAATCGTGTTTTTATAACGTAATTGCATTATTACAACACCAGCCTTTTTCCATTTTTTACTATATCACTACGCATTTGTTCAGTTGGGTTCTTGAAGGTAGAGCTTTTACCGCTTTCGCTTAAACTTTTTACATCTTCAGTACCCCTTTGTAAATAAACTGTCTTAACATATTCTTTTATTTCTGATTTTAGTAATTGTATATTACTTTCAGTATTTTTCCTATTAGAAAAATATAAGGCATTGAATATAGCATCCTCTAATAGGCTTTTAAGAACGTCCTCATCAAAAGAATTATAATTATCTGACAAGTCGCTTTTAATTTCTTTTAGTATTTTATCTTCCATATCAACACCTTATCCTTTCTTAAGCACTTATTGCTGTTTCTGCATAGTAATAGATAGCTTCTTTTACTAATGCTTGAATACCACTATATACGAATGTTTCTAGTGCTATAGCATCATCGAAAGGTATTTTTTCTGCGTCATATTCACTTAAATAATATGGCTCAGCTATACTTTCTTTTAGCATAACGAAACAATGAACACCTTCTGGTAATCTGTTACTTTCGTATACTTCTATGCTATCGTACATACCAATTAAACCATTAGATGGCACTGTACCATTTGGTAAACTATCTAGATAATTTTTTAATGCTTTTCTATATGTACCATCAACTACAATTGCTAAATCTTCAGCATCAAGTCCATCAATGAAATCACTAGAAGTATTTTTTGCTTTAACTATCATAGCGTCAATTATATCAACTTTGTTTGTTAAACTTTCGCTGTTTTCAAATAAAGTTCCAGCAGTTTTTGCACATGTAAAGAATTTTCTATCTAAATATGCTTTAATTCTTTTTTCAGCATTTGCCTTTCTCTTTTCTGCCATTCCATCAATACCATAAAGTTTTACATCTTTTAATTGTAACTCTTCTACTATTTCCTTATCGTCTGTTAAGTTAACAATAATAGGCTCTGCTTTTACTTTATCGCCTTTTGATGCTGTTCTAGCAGTTCCTTTATCCTTTAATTGAGCATTTACAAATCTTTTGTACTCAACACTACCTGATGTAGGTTCTCCACTTCCGTTTTTAGCTTTTAAAGCTTCGCTGACACAACCGGCTTGTATGTTTTCAATAACACCACCTAGTATTTCAGCTAGATTATCCATAACACTGTCGTTTAAATAATCTTGAATATATAATGATTTTGTTCTTGCCATTTTTTTCACTCTCCTTTATCTCCTTCTTTGCAAGAAAAAAAGCAAGTTAATAACTCGCTCTTGAAATATTTTTTTTGGAATTTTCTGTAGTTCCAACTACGTATCTAGGACTTTTCTCTTTTAGACTTTCATTAATTCCTTTTTCTACTGCATCCTTAAATAGCTTTGTCATACTTTCAATTTTGCTATTAATTGTCTCAGCACTTTCTCTAGTAAAATCAATCATGTCTAAAAGTTTTACATCTAGTCCTTTTTCATTAGCAATTTGAATAGCAGTATCTTTTAGTTTATAAGCGTTAAGTTCCATTTCGGCTTTATTTGCTCTATCAGTTTCTTTTTGCTTTTCATATTCTAATTTTTCATCTGCTTTCATTTTAGCTAACTTTTCAGCTTCAGTTCTTTTCTCTTCTTCCTCTTTAAGAATTTCAGCCTTAATTTTGTTTCTCTCAGCATTGATAATTTTGTTCAACTCATCTCTTGAATAAGTTTTCTCTGCCTTATCTTCTCCTTGAGTATTTTTTTCTTCTGCTGTTTCGGTAGCAGTTACCATATCTTTGTTATCTTCCATAGATAACCCTCCTTTTCTTTTACGGATAGAAAATATCCAAATTATTATTCATTACGGCGAATTAACCAAATAAAAAAAACATATTTCTATGTTTCATTAGTGCATTTTATAAGCACCATAGAATAGATAGTCAACCCAGGTTCTTATAATCTATAAACTATCTACTATATGCTACCTATTAAGTAGCAAAAAAGCACTATTTAGTGCTATCATCCAATATATCCATTATTCTTTCTACATCATCAAGTTTTAATTTTTTAGAAATCTCCATTTCAAATTCTAACCATTCTTCATCTTCCAAATCTTTATTTGGAACTTTTATATCATTTTGCTCCAAAAATTTTACGTCTTCCTCTGATAATATATTTCTAGGATTATTCATTTTTCTTCCCCCTTCCTTTGTAAACAGTTTTAATACTTAACTCTTCTCTATCAAGAGCTACCATTTTTTTATTTTTAAAGAATACTTGGCTATCATTAATCGGATTATACCATTGATTAGTAGGTTCCTGTAAAATCTCTTTTATATCTTCCTTAGTGATATTTCTATCTATCATTCTATCAATGGTATGGAATGTCACTTCGCCAATAACCCCAAAGTTTTTAGCTTGAACATTTTTTAGATATTCTCTTGTATCATTTACTTTTTTATAATATTCATTAAATGATAATGTTTTCTTTTTTTCGCCTATTTCCAAATCTTTCTTATAATGTTTTCCAATTTCTTCTTTAAGTTTTATTTCTTCGTAGTAGTCATTATTATACCTTAATTTAGAATATTCTTCAAGGGTTTTCGGCACTTCGCTAGGTATTATACTTTTCAATTGATTATACTCCGCTATAAGCTCATTATGGCTCAATTCAGTAAGATAAGTAATCGTACTTCTACAATAATGAAAATGATTATTAATTGGAGGTAAGTTTTCTCCAACAACAAGTCCTTTTGTATGATAGATAACACTTCTATTATCTTTTTCAGAATACCTACTATATACATTCATTTCATTTAATTTGAATATTTGATTATTCAATGTCTGACACATCTCTGTTGTTCTGCTATCTATTTCAGATATAAATCTACATTCTTTTGCACCATACTGTTTACCTATTTCTAATTTAGAGTAGTTAAATACATTATCGGTTTGATTTTCTATTGCACCACTAATCTTTCCATCATTTATATTTAGCATTCTCTTTTGTTGCTTAACGAAAATCTTTTCAAATTCTATATCATCAACATTTAATTCATTATTTGAATTCATGTTTATAATTGCTTGTCTTACAAGTTCTTCTGAATTATATTTAGTTATTTCTTCAATATAATTTTGCCATTCATACCCCAAATTATTTACGAATTTATTTAAACTTAATAATGTAAGGTTTATAATATCTAATACTCTCTTCTTCGGTTTTAATTCGTTTATCACTTGCTTATGTGCTTCTTCTATAACGTTTTTAAACAATTGGTTTTCATTGATACTATTGTTTTTCATCATATGATAATACTCTAAATAAATATAATACTTGAATATATCTATATTTTTTATTTTTTTCATGTTGATAAAACGCTCTGTTAAATAGTATATGTAAGAATTCTTGTCCATTGATGTTTTTTCTTTCTTTAAGCACCTTTTAAACTTGTCAGTTTCTTTTTGAGTTGCATATTCATATAGTTGATTATAGTTAAATTTTAATGATGCGAATCTTAGTTGAATATTATCTTTAAGATATTTATATTCATTTAAGTATTGCTCATAATATTTTTTTAGCATTTTATCAACATTATTCCACATAATATTCTCCTTTATTCTTTATTTAATTCTTTATCATTGTTTTGATTACCATTTTGATTTATTATTTTGTTAAAGTTATTCATGATATTATCTTCAGTTTCCTGTTCTTTCTTTTGCTTTTCACTTGTTACATCAATATCAAAAGGCAACATACTTATACAAGTTTCGTCAGATAACAATTGTCTTAATTGTAAAGCCATATTTACTACTTCTTGTTTTTCGGTAGGCATATTTCTTTTTAAATTGACTTGTATATCTCTGAAATCAAAATGAGTGCCTTTTTTTAAATTTATTCTATCTACTATATTTTCCCACATTGCTAACAGTTCTTTTTTGAATTGTTTATCTGCTTGAATAATAGCCTGTTCTAACGGAAAAAACTTCTTTTCTAAAGCACTTGAATTGTCAGCATTAGTAAAACCTGTATCTGTGACATTTGGAACACAAATTGTCATTAAGATTAATTCCATCAAAGTTTTTTTGTGATTTTCACTTGCTGTATCGTTTATGTTTTTTATTATCCATTCTATTTTTCCTGTTGTATCATCAGTGTAAAAAACTTTTGACTTCAAATATATTTCATCTTCCTTTATTCTTTCGGGGTTTATTATATTATTTTCCGGATTATCTGGGTCTTGAATAAACATTTCATTTGCTGGTCTATACCCAGTAATCATCAATTTTGCATCATCGTTGTATTGAAATATATTTCTATTATTTTCTATAATTTGTTGATAACTATCAATTAATGAAATAACTGGCTCAAATATAGCCAAGTTATCAACATTTTCGACCGCAAATGCTGGTGTTAATTTCCACGCTATTTCTTCGCTCATATCTTTATCCAATTTATACTCATTAGGTTGAAGTTTAGAATTTTTATAATAAAACTTACTATCATTAGTTATTATTTCTACCATATTGCAATTAAAACCATCGTTGTCTAATTCTTGCCATACTCTAAGAAGCCCAATTTTTTGTAATGGCGCTGAGTAATCATAAATTGCTACACATTGTAAGCTTGAAATATGTGTATAAACTATTTCGTTGTCTTCAGTTTCATAAGTCAAACCATAACATGCACCTGTCATAAAATAATCTTTTACTAAATCATAAAAGAATGAGCTGTCATCGTTGTAATCTCTAATATAATCAATTAATAATTGAAACTCTTCAACGTTAGTATTTTTTCCTATTACTTTATTGAAAAAATTCTTAATTATTTCTATTTTTTTCTTATTATTTTCTTGTTTAATAGAATATTCAGGAGCTTTACCACCGAAATAGCCACTAACAATATTAGTACTATAAAATTCTAGTGGTACATCCACTTCTGTTCTTTTCTTGCCAACGTATCTATTATAAAGCATTTTTCTATGATTAAGAACTTTCTTTGCTTGTGTTACTAGTGAATTAATATTTTTTTCTTCTATTAAATACTCTTTTTTGCATTGTATCATTTTTGTTTCTCCTTTCATATTATTGAATTCATTCCAATTGATATTTTAGGCTTATTTGCTACTCTTTCATAAATACCAGCTAGCACATCCTCAATATCATCGTGCTTGTTCTTCCCTTTTCTTTGATAAGTGCTTATGCTTTTATATGCTTCTTTGTATTTGGTCTTCCAATTTAATGGGAAATAGACATGATTACATATCCAAGCCGCACTGGAGAGAATTCTTGCTTCTTTGTTTTTAGTTTGTGTGTATGTTTTTATTACGCATTTATAATATTTTTTCTCTCTTAACTTCCTATCAATATTTCGTGCAAAGCCACGTCCACCGTTATTACCTTCAAATTCAGCTTCTGTAACATTGTTATTTATTAGTATTTCTGTACAACTATCTTCGGTTGCTTCCATTGGTTTGTCATCATACTGAATATCTAAAATATAGACATCTCCATTATTTACAATATAAGGAATAGTGACTAAATAGTCTTCTCCAGTATCAGCTGTGTCAGTTAAAGAATAAACTTTAGTATAATTAGGAAGTTTTTCCCATTCCATCAAATCTTTATATAGTCTATTTTTAATGTCTATTGCTTCTTGCTGATAGTTTGCTAAAACTATATCTTCGTTCATATCTCTTGTTTTAAAAGTATAATCCGCTTTTGTTAAAATCTCATCACAAAGCATATTACCATTGTCTAATACAGCTTTATAACATATATGTTCTACTTCTAATTGATTATAGTTTTCTAATATGTATCCAGCCAAATCTTTTGTTGCCCATCTTGTCATAATTATAATGATTTTAAAATTATTTTCAGTTCTTGACAACATTGTATTTTTAAACCAGTCCAATATCTTCTCTAAAATATTATCATTATAAGCTTCTTCAGCATTTTTTATAGTGTCATCTATTATCATAACATTACAACCAAATCCTGTTGCTGTTCCGGTAGGCGATGTAGCTAAATAATTTGCTTCTTCATTACCTTTTAATGCCCATTTATTCATTGCAGCTTCGCCATATTTAATTCCCACATTTGGAAATACACAAGAAAAAACACCATCTGTTTCTGAAATGGAATCTCTTACTTGTTTAGCAAAACTACTTGATAACGTTTCATTATAACTTCCTGTCATAACTTTTAATTTAGGATTATTACCTAACAACCATTGAGTAAATAATGTGGCTGTTCTGCTTTTACCATGTCTCGGTGGCATATTGATAACTAGAATTTTTTTATCATTTGACATAAAATCTTGTAGTTTGTAGCACAAATCTTTCAAGAAAAACCTTTCTTTTTTGTAGAAATCAGGTGCTTTCAATAAGCAGTAATCCCAAAAGAACCTTTTAGCCAATTCACATTTAGCTTGAAACATAACTTCTTCAGGCATTTTATATATCCCCCGCAAGTTTTCTTAATTCTTCTTCTGTAAGATTTTCATAAGGATTATTAATACTATGGTTTAACTCTTGTTTATCTTCCCAATTAAAATTGTTTTTTAAATTGAAAATAACACCAGTTGCGTTAGGGAAAAATAATCTTTCTTCTGCGTATACCTCTACTCTATCCTTTGCTTTTTTTACAGTGGGGAAAAACTTTTCGTCTTTTGAATAATTTAAAAGTGTTTTTCTATCCATATCTAGTGAATATGCTAAGCCACTCATAGTCAATGGTTTTCCTTTTTCTTCGCATTCTTCAAAATACTTTTTGATTTTCTGTTCCAAGATTTGAACATCAGTATACTTTTTTGGTCTGCCACCTTTATTTTTAGTAGCCATTTTTACCACCTACTTTTTATTTTTCTTTTTATCAGTATCTTTTACTGCTTTTTCTTCTTTATCTGTTTCTTCTATTTCTTCTTGTGATGTTTCTTCATCTTCTGTATCATTACTTTCTTCTATTATTTCTTGTACAACTTCTTCAACAGTTTTATCTTCTTGGTCTGCATATTCAACTATCGCACCAGCAACTGCTTGTACTTCTTCTTCTGTAATCTCTTGTTCTTCTTCTATTGCTTCAATTAATTTTTGCCCAGTTGTTTTACAATAATCACAATTGTTTATTTCCATAAATCTTTCTTTTGACAATTCAAACTCTTGTCCTTTTTCTCTAATAATTCCTACCTTTATATCTTTAAAATTTATTAATACTCTTGCTTTCATTTTATTCACTCTCCTTTTTTCAATTTCAATTCTTATTTCTTCTAAGCAATTTAACCAATCTTTAATACTAGTGCTTTCGCTGTATTTAAAATTAGCAGGTATTTTGTTTATTATTTCTTCAATTCTACAGTCTTGCATTGACTTATCTAAAATGTAACCATTTACTTTATCTATAACAGTTTTATTTACTCCATTCCAATTTGTAACTATAACTGGTACAGTATGGGCTAGTGCTTCATGTATTGTGTAACAATAGCTTTCAGTATCACTTAATTGAACAACATAATCAGCATTTGCTAGTTTTTCTTGTATGTTCAAAGTCGGTTTACATTTAATAACATTTGAAATATTTAGTTGTCTACCATCATTAGTATAAATATACCATTTATAATTGATTTTTCTTTTGTTTAACTCATTCGCAAGTGTTAAAATTCTATCATAGCCTTTTTCACTTGTTAATCTACAAGCTGAAACTAAAGTTAAATATTCGTTTTTTGGAGAATAATTTACTTTCTCCTTAACAACGTAGTTTTGTATAACCACTGCTTTTTTAGTCAGGTATTTTTCTTCAAAACTTCTTTTACTTACTTCAGAAACTGCTATATACTTATCCATCTCAAAAGTTTCGTTATAATTAAAGTATTTTAATTCACTATAATTAGCATGTATCATTTGTATGTAATAGTCAGCTACTATTCCGTTTAAGTTTCCGTCACTACTTGCTTTTATTAACAAATCACATTCGTAAATTTTACCTGTGGTTCTTTTCATAACTTTAATACCATTGTTCATAAGTCTTTGTAATTGTTTTTCATCTGCTTTATCATATAAAAAAATAACATTATAATAATTTTTTAATTCACTAAGCAAATAATAAATCCAAGTTTCTATACCACCAATTTCAGCTAGATAATGTTGATATAATATTATATTCACATTAATTATCACTCCTTATCTTTTCCCAAATTTCATTTTTGTTAGCAGATAACACAGAAATAACAATTGTACCAGTAAATAATAATATTCCAATAATTGTTGCTAATATAGTTTCTTTCATATCTTATCAACTACCTTTCTAATCCGAATTTTTCCAATTTAGTTTTTTTCGGAATTAAAAAACAACCAGTTAAGGTTGCTTTAATAAAATTAGAACATCTAGTATCTTTAATAGATACTGTACTAATGATATAATATAGATTTGCACTATATTTCTTACCACGATAGGTTGACTATTGCCTTTGCTACTTGTCCTATTGTTTTTGCTACAAGTAAGGAATAACTCTTTTTACTATATAAACTATATATCATCAGTACACTACCTATTCGGGTAATGTGAACAACGAATTAAAAGATAACCTCTAATTAATTCCGAGTAGTCATCCTCGCATTTACTTCTACAAATCTAATACCTATAAAGGCATTGCTTCAAAGTAAATAGTGCTAATTAGCACCCTAGAAAGATACATCGGAGATTCCTAAAGGACAATGGTAAAGATATATCTCTCTAGGCTACTAATTGTAGCCAACTAGGGATTTCGATGTATAAATGAGTATCTATCTAATCGTACTCATTATAGCAATTATACCACACCTAAACTGCTCATTTCTGCTCATCTTTAACAAAATTGTTATTTTTCGGCGTTTTCCCCTTGTATTCATCGTAATATCTTCTAACTTGTGCAACTGAATAATCCATTTCTTTTGCTATCTGATTCCAAGTCATTCTCTTGTAATCTTTCATAAAAGCAATTGTAAGTGCTGGTTCTGATAGTTTCATTCTATCTATTTCTTTATAGATGTAGTTTTCACAATTGTTTCTGTCTACATACAACTTTCTTAATTGCGTGAACAACTTATCAGTTCTAATTATCGAATTAATCATATTAGAATTAGCATTACTGCTACAACTAACTAATACTTCTTTAAGTTTGCTTGCAGATATATTGTAATTATTAGCTATTTCTGTTTGAATGTAATCAATTTGATTATCTATTTTATTTAATCTATTCCATACTTCAACAATACTTAATTCTTCAATCATTTAAGCCACCACCTATCTCTAACGTGTAAAATAATGCACTCTTTTATTAATCTTTTTATTATCTCTTTTCTTTTTCTTAAAAACTCTTCATCTTCACTTTTTGACTTCAACAAACGAAATCTATGTGTATCATTCTTAAAACCAAATTCTAAATAGACTACGTTATCCTCTACATACTCTATTGTATCTTGTGTAAACCTAAACCCCCTATTCAATAGTTCTATCAACGACCTATCATAGTTTAGCCTGTACACATATATCACACTCCTATTAATTCTTTGATTTCTTCTTCGGTGTATACTCTGTTTTTGTATTTGCCATTCAAATGATTATTTGTCTTGTTAAGCTCAGCTAGTAAGAATTGTCTATTTTCAATGCCTAACAGCTTATTTAGATTTAGATTTAAAGTCTTAGATAGTTCCATATCGTTTTTAATTTTCCTTCTGTCTTTTCTTACATTTTTAAGTTCTTTGACAATTCTATAACAAGCCTTTGTATCTAATTTCTCACTTTCTATAAAATGTAATAAATCACTTATTCTATAATCTACTGCTTGCAAATTAGCACTCAAGTTATTTGTATAAGATTGTAATTCATTCATTAGCTCAGATATTTCTTTTACCTTTTCTATTATTTCCACATTTATTTATTCCTCCTTTAAATTGTTTCCCATTTTATCAATACATTTTGAATATAATTATCTATTTTTTCTTCTATTGTATCCCCTTTAAACCAACAATTTTGTTTCCAATTGTAAGCAGACATACACTCTTGTTCTATTTTTCCACTTGGATAAATATAAAAGCAAACACGTCTACACTCACTTCCATAATAAGTGGCTATCCCGCCTAATGATATACAATAACAATTTTCATTATTCCAATTAATAATTTTTTCTTCAATATCAGAATTAATTGTTATATCTCGGCTATTTTCATAACCACCTTTGCCTCTATATTTCAAATATTTAGAACATATATTTTTAACCATTTCTACCTTATCTTTTGGTATTACTTTTTTTAATTCTTCTCTATCAGCACTACAACTTATTTCACAATAAGCACTAATTTCAAATTGCAAATTGCATTTATCACATTTAACTTTTCTATAATTTGAATATTGTTTGCATATCTTAAAATTATATTCATTATATTCATTACAATAAGGGCATTCTATTCTAAAATTGCTCATAACTATTTCTCCTTTAAATTGTTAATTTCATCTATTAGTTCATTGATTTTATTCATTAAAAATTCACAGTATGCATCAGTTTTATTCTTACTAATCCAAGTGTCTATATAATCGCTATAAAATTCATCTCCATTAGATTTTATGTTTTCTATCTTTTTTGGTTCTTCGATTATTTCTACTTCATCATTCAAATTACTATTTAAATTTAAATTTTCCCATAACCTATAATTATTGCCATTTACATAACATTTTTCTTGATAGGCATTACTCCATTTATATTCATAAATACTATAATTAAATTTTATCTTTTTAGGTGCCTTACCATCTTTAACTAATCCTATTAATTCATATATTGTTATTTTCATATCTATTCTCCTATTTTCTCTACTAAATCTAATGGAAACAAGAAAGTATTAAAAACATCACCCATTAAACTAAATGCTACATATCCTTTAGGAAATTCAAATATTCTTGTTTCTTTGTTGTAATAATCTGATAAATCAAAATCAAATTTTATTATTGATTTTTTATTAATTAAATTAAAACTTACCCCATCTTTTAGTTTATATTTCATTACTATTACTCTCCTTTTCTATTTCATATACCTTTTCTAAAACTTTTTGATATATTGAATTTCTAGCAATTTCAGGTACATATAAGTAATGGTCTTCATATAACCATCTCTTTAATTCGTTCCAGTTATTTTCTAGTTTACGATGTTCTTCTTCATCATAACAAAATGTAGTACCAGCCAATTGAGATTTTAATTCTTGATTTTCTTTTAATAAAAATTGTATTGCATTTAACCGATTTTGAATTTGGTGTTCTTCTAAGTTAAAATCATCACTACCTGTATGTTCTAAATATATTATTGCTTCTTCTCTAGTCATTTACTCATCACTCTCTACTTTCTCTAACTCATAAACTTTTCTATTTAATAATTCAATATCTTTAAAGCTACAAGCATAATCTGTTTTAATATTAACTAACCAGTAATCATTTTCTTCGACTTCAATGCCATCTTCTGCAAAAAATAGGCCTTCATTTTCTTTAAAATCTTCATATGTACTAAACCATCTTTCAAGATAATCTTTTAAAGGATGATAATTACTCTTTAATATTTTAATAAGTTCATCATACGTAAATAATAAACAATTAAGTCCAAAAGCTTCTTTATTGTCTAATCTCCTTAAAAGTTTTAAATATTGGTCTTGTTGATATTTAATAGTGCTATCACGCATTTCAATTGTATTATTAAGCCTATCTACTTCGTCTTGTTGTAGATTTACTTTTTTAACAACTATTTCTCTGTTCATCACTATCACTTCCTTGTTCTAGTTCTTGAATTTTATTTTTCATATCAGTAAAACATAATCTTCCACCAATATAATCTTCTTCATTCATATAATAATCATAGTATTTGTTAACCCAGTCTTTTAACTTGATCCAATTATCCTTTAAACTTCTTGCATATGACTTAACATCATCAAATATTGTGTCTTCAGTTAATCCTAATGCTCTTGTTATATCTTCCATTTCTAGTCTAAATGTTTCTTCATTTGTTTGAGATACTAATAATTGTTCTTTTAGTTGTTTGTTTTCTTGTTGTAGTTCTTCATTTTTTTCTTTTTCAAGTTCTAAAATTAAGTCTAAATCTTCTTGACTGTATATTAATACTTTACTCATTTTAACACCTCTTATCACCTTTGTATTTTCTGTTTATAAAAGGGTATTTATAATAGTCACATTCAGGACAAATTACGTATGCTGAATTTGTCTTTTCTTTATAATGTATATCTTTTTCCATATAAGTAAATTTGCAACCACAAACTCGGCATTTTGTTATGTAAGTTTGTTTATCAGGTGGTATTTTAGTTCCTTTTTTAATAATTCTTGATTTCTTTTCTTCTTCTTCTTTTACTTCTTTTTCTTTATTTAATTTTACTCGTCCTAATTCTTCTATTTTAAATTCGAGTTGTTTATTTAATTGGCTTATTTTGCTTGACATGTCTGCCACTAATTCTTTTTGGTAAATCAATTCTTCGTTAACTTTTCTCCAGCACAATAATATTTCTGCTTTAGTCATTTTTTCTACATTCATTCTGACACCTCTTTTAATATATCTTCAACAATTCCTAAATAATGTATTAAACTACCAAGTGTTAAAATAGTGTCGCCACGATTATTATTTATTATATCTCTTGTTTCTTTTGTTTCATTGAATATTCTATTAATAACTTCTTTTTGCTTTTTAACTTGTTCTAAACTTTTTTCTTTATTCATTTTCTATTTTCTTCCTTTCTTTTATATATTTCCATACATCTTTAAAGTCAATGTTATTTAATATTTCCAATGATTTATTAAGATATTCAATATCAAACCAGCCAAAATGTGTTTCTCTTAAATGCAATCCTAATTTATGTGCTAAATAACCATAACAATCAGTTCTTTTAAAATTATATTTTTTCCATAGTGCGTCAAACTTATAATGACATTGCATTTTTAATCTTTTCATTTCTTCAGTAGCCAATCTTCCTAATGGTTTCTTACTTTTTGTATTATGAACACCTACACTAGCACCACAATTATCGCATAAATAACAATAACCATTTCCATATTGTTTCCCATGATATATCTCAGCATTGCTTGTATATCTTACCTTATCACTACCACAAACATCACATTTTGTGGGTATTTCTCTAAAATCAAATATACATTCTTTCCATATATCTTCTTTCATTTCTTCTTCACTCCTTTAACTCTGCTACTATTACTCTTTCTCCACATTCGTTTTCACAATATATAAAGCCGTTTAATACATAAAATTTTAAGTAATCAGCGTTTTTTATATCAACTATATCAATTTTCTTTTTCATTTTCTGCCTCAAAGTTATCTTTATAATTTTTTAAATAATAATTAATTCTACTAATCATTTCTTCCATATTCATTGGCTTTAAAATTATATATTGGTTTAATTATTTTAATAATATCTACTGTATCTCCGATATTGTCAATTATTTCTTGCATAGATTTATAAACAAATGGGGCTTCATCAATTGTATTTTCATTGACTGATGTTGTATAAATATTTTTCATACTTTCTTTATATTCATCTAAATTAAAAGTTTCTTTTGCTTGAATTCTTGACATTATTCTGCCAGCACCATGTGGTGCTGAACAATTCCAGTCATCATTACCTTTTCCAATTCCAATAATACAACCATCTCGCATATTCATTGGTATTAATACCATTTCACCTGTTTTAGCAGATATAGCACCTTTACGAACTATGTTATCTTCAAATGATATATAATTATGTATTGTTTCAAAATACCAGAAATCCTTCTCAATCATGTCTTGAGTATACCAATCGCAAGGGGTCATTGCTTTTTTTCTTAATCTTACACTTTTATATCCTTCATAATAAGGCAATTGAAAATAATTACAAAGTATTTGCTTTGCTATACATAAACGATTATCTTTAGCAAATTCTTGACATATTTTCATATCGTATAAATATTGTGTTCTTAAATTCTTTTCTAAATAACATAAATCTTTTGGTAATTTTGTTTTACCCTCATATTTTTTTGATATTTCAATTAATTTATCTTGTATTTCTTTTTCTCTGTGTTGTTCTTTATATTCCTTTATAAGTTTCTGTTTTGTTTCTTTCATCTCATCTTCATAAGAACAGTATTTAATTGCTTTCTCTTGATATATTTCAGCAACTTGTTTTCCTAGATTTCTTGAGCCTGTATGTATTACTAAATATTTATTATCATTTTCATCAACATCTATTTCTATAAAGTGATTTCCACCACCCAATGTTCCCATAGATTTTTCTAACCAATTATCTTTATTTTTTAATAATTTATAACAATATAGTTGCTCTAACTCTAAAAACTTATATTTTTGATTTTCGTGGACATTCATTCCACTAGGAACATATTTTCTAATAATTTTATCTAATCTTTCTAAATCTAAATCAATATTACCCAATTCAACACATAACATTCCGCAACCTATATCTACTCCAACAATATTTGGTATTACTTTTTCTCCTAAATTTCCAGTAAATCCGATTACACAGCCTTTCCCTGCATGAACATCTGGCATTATACGAACTTTACTATTTTTAAATGTTTCTTGTTTTAATAATTCATTTATTTGATTAATGGCTTCTTTTTCTATATTTTTAGTAAATATTTTTAAGTTCATACTTCCATCCTTTCCAGTTTTTGTTGATACTTCTGTACAGAACCTTTTACAGGTCTAGCAGAAGACCTTTTTAAAGTATTAGGTCTTCTACCGGATTTAATCTTTTTAACAGCGTATTTATCTGTCATGCTTTCTGCTAATTTTTGTTTTAGTTCTTCTATCTCTTTATCTTTAGACTTGAGTTCATTAGTTAACTGATTTATTTTTTTAGTAAAACCACCTTTTGCAGTTTTCAAGGATACTACTTCTTTTTGCCTTTTAGATAGCTTATCTTGAAGTTCATCCACAAGTTCAGAACTCCTTTCAAAATCAAACGTCAACTTATCAACCTTGTCCATTAAATCTTCTTTTTCTTCTACTAGTTCTTGATATTGACTTTCTCCAATTTCAAGTTTGCCTTTCAATTCTCTAATTACTCCATTTAATTCACTACATTTTGATTTCATGTATTCATAATCTGATTTATAAAATAATTTAATTCTCACTTTCTCTCAACCTCATTTCGTCAACGTAATTATCTACATTTTCTTCTATATTTTCTTCTTCCTTTTCTTCCAGATACTCATCATAACCTGGATAGTAACTTTCTAAATCTTTTGTTTCCATGTTAACCCCTTAAAATGGTAAATCCTCATCACTAAGTGACACTTGTTGCCCAAATTCAGCAAATGGATCTTCTACTACTTTATTTTCTTCAACTGGTGTTATAGGTGTATATGATGGTGTTACAGTATGCACTGTATAATCTGCTTCAGGTATTTTTGAACCTTCACTTGATTTTGTATCTAAGAATTGTACTTTACTAGCTATTACATATGTTTCGTAAACTTTAGTACCATCTTCTTTTTCATAATTTCTTGTTTTTAGTCGACCAGTTACAGCTACTAGGCTTCCTTTCTTGCAATACTTAGCTAAATTTTCTGCTTGTTTTTCATAAACACAGATTTTTGGAAAATCTGCTGGTTTTTCTTCTCCATTTTCATTTTTTCCGTTGTTAATTGCTATAAACATTGATGTAGCAACCATTCCGCTTTCTGTAGTTTTTAATTCAATATCCTTTGTTATTCTTCCTATTAAGTTTACACTATTCATAATCTTTCTCCTATTCTTCTACTACTAGTAAGTTTTCTTCATTAATTACTAGTTTTAAATTTCCTTTCAATTTTAATTTTTTATATATTCTTGAAGTTTCTACAAGTTGGTCAATAGCACGTTTTCTAAAGTCTTTAGCACATCTTATAAGTATCTCTTCATTTGTTGTTGCTATGTAACCTTTGCTTGAATGAGCTATAAACTTACTTGCTTTATCTTCATAATAAAGTGCGTTATTTGCTTTGACAGCGTGTCTAAATGTTCTTTCGTTCATTTCAATGCCGTTATCTTTAAGTTCCTTTAACAGAACATCTTTTGTTTTCCAGTCCCCCATGTCACACAACTCATATAACATTTTTTACCTACCTTCCAAATATTTTAATAATTCTATTTCTTGTGGTGTCATAGTACTTATTCCACACTCATGACACTCGCTTATTAAACCATCCAATAACCCTCTGAATTCGCTTTTATTCATATCACTAGACCTTTTATAAACCAAGTAACTTTTAAATGTATTACCGCCATTTTTATATGTAGTTTGCAAGTCGTAATACGGAAAGTAATCATTGATGTTTACTTGAGATAGCATACTTAAGTAATCACGTGGTGCATATCGTTTTATTAGCTCAGCATGAAGTTCATCTTTGCTTGTATTTAACTTACTAGCTAATTCAGTTACTAGAACTCAATAGTATGAATTCATGCTTTTAGTTTTCTTTTCGCTAAAGGGCTCTATCTTAACATCGTACACTTTGTCTTGGTCTAGATTAGATACTTCAATTAGTAACTTGTTCTTCTTGAATAGCCCTTTCATTCTCTCCCTCCATATATTTCTTAACGAGTTCTAATGCCATTTCTTCGTTTATTGGTAAATCAACATATTTTCGCACATTTTCTCTTAAATGAAGTCCCTTTAATGCCTTAATTTCAATTCCATAGCATTGCTGGTAACCAATTCTATACAAGTTAAGTTGATACGCTAAATACTCTTTATCAAGTACCGATGTTCTTTTTATATCTCCTAAGGCTGTATCTCCATTTTCAAGTTTTAGTACTAAATCTAGTCGACCGGATGCAATTGGTTTACCATCTTGAAATAAGATAATTGGAACTTCATTGTCTAAGCATTCAAAGTTGTAATGTTTCTTTAAAAATTTATAATTTCTCAATTCTGGAATATTAATATCAATTCCTAACTTTTCAAAGTTCTCAATACTTTCATGAACTGCTGTTCCTTTTTTAGCTGCATTATCTAGTACTTCTTTTGATATACCAGCATATTTATTTCCAAACTTAACTTTCAGTATCTGTGTGATACTGGGAACACACACGCCGTCAACTAAGTACTGGTGTATTTCGTCTATGTATTCAAGTGTGTGCCCTTTTATCTCCCACGTATCCATTATTTTACCTTTATTCTGATAGAACTCTTAACCGGAGAGAATTTAACATATTCATCATACAAATCTGGATTATCTTCTCTAAATCTTTTGCTATCGAATGTTTCTCTTTCAGCTGGTGCGATATAAGTTATGCTTAAGTCATCAGTTTCTAAATTGAGAATATTTTTGTTTTCCATTTCTTCAAGTATTAATTGACTTAATTCTTCTTCTTTTTGTTTAGCAGTTTTTAATATTTGTTTTAAATCTTTGATTTTTTTTGATACTTCAACATCTAATAATTTAGTGTCATTTTCAATTTTAATTAGTTCCATTTTTCTTTTCCTCCAATTTTTGTTTAATTCTTTTAATAACTTCACTAGCTGCTTCCATTGACATATCTTGTAACTTTTCAAGACCATTAGCTAGTAGCAGTTTTTCTAAATTATCAGCTTTATAAAATTTTACAATTTCTTTTATTTGAGCTGGTGTAATTTTTATATCAGTTTCTGTAGTTTTTTCTTCTATCTTTTTATCAGTTTCTGTAGTTTTATTTTCTATCTTTTTAGCAGTTTCTTTAACTCCCTCATCTTCAGTTCTTTTTAAAAATTCGTCACTTTCACTATCGCTGTATATTCCTGAATAAGCTATCTTGCTATTTTTTAAAATTACCCTATCCATACATCTTTTTAAAGCCATAGCGTAAGGGTAATCATTTTTACAATTACTTTTACTTACTTCTCCTACTTCATAAATTCCTTGTTCGGGACAATTGTAAGCAAATACCAATGAGTTGTTAAAACCATCTTTGTCTATAGTCACACACTCAGGTTTAAATTTTAATTTTTCTTCTAATACATCATTTACTTTTAAACAGCCATCGTGACTTATAATTAATCCACTATACATTGCTTTAGTTTTGTTAGCATAAGTGTTAACTAATATCCAAAAGTCACTTGCTTTAAGTATTCCTTTGAATTTAGCGCTTTCTAATAATTCAACAGCTTTGCTTTTTGCTTCTTTGTATTTTGGTGTATAATATTCAACTGGTATTTTTTGACCATTTATATTTTCTATTTCTTTTTCGCCAAAATCATACTTATCCTTTTCCTTTGCTTTCATTAGTCCTCCATAAACTTTTTAATACTCTTTAATAAGTCTTCCACTTTATTTGCAAATTCTTTATCTTTCTTCATTTCTTTTTCAAAACTTGCAAATTCTATGCCGTGCTTTATCGCGTTTATTAACTCAGTTTCTGTCATAACCTTTTCGTTAAATAATCTAATTGCTAGCATTCCAATTAGTGCTTCTATGTTGTCTTTATTTCCAAACACAAAGCATTCTTTCTCGTTTATCAATATCATATCTTTCTTTGTATTTTCTAAAGATTTTAAAAATCTGTTTTTATTAATTTGAATTAGTTTTTGTAATTCCTTAACATAATTTTCTTTGTTTGTTTCAATTTCTTTTTTCATATTTTTATCTCCTATCTTTCTTCTATATTTTTTTTAGCCCACCATTCGCAAATATCAATTGGAATTCTCGTTCCGGGATTTTCTTTTGCATAAAATGAGTTTAATATTGCTATCTTTTCAGCACCTGTTACTATTTTCAATAACATCTTTAAAAATTTATCATAAACTTGTTGAAAGTCTTCTTCTTTCATAGACATAAGACTTTCGTACTTTTCTTTCGTGAATTCTTTATTGAAGTACTTTTCAGTTCTTGATTTAATGTAGTCTACACTTCTGTGCCTAACTTCATGTAAGTTCATTGCATCGTGATAAAATATTCTTCCGCACCAGTTGCATTTTTCAGTGATTATTCTTTTCTTCGTTTGTTCCTTAGGTTCGTAAATAAATATCTCAAGCTTGGGTGGTATTGTTTTGTAGCCATTCTTTTTATGTTCTTCGTATTTTAATTCTGCTACTTCTTTCTTGAGCTTCATTAGTTGGTCATGCCACACCTGATATTCGTCTGCTGATAAGTCAAACTTTGGATAATCTTTTCTAATTTGCTGAATAAACAACATCACTTCATCATTTGTCATTTAATATCCTCCCATCGTTTTTGGTTCAAGAACGTTGACGGGTAAGGAATGTATTGTTCATCTTTCCACTGCTTATCATTTTTGAAAAATGCTATAGCTAGTAATATTTGCTTTTGTTCTTCTTCTGTTGGTTTGTTTTTCAAATACCATTTCAAACAATTTTCTTTGCTACGTTTCTTTGGATATGCTTTCCAAAATTCTTCAAATTGCGCAATAGATATATTATTTCTTTCATTCTTTACATTCTTTTCATTCTTGTTAGTGTTCACTTGTTGTTCACTTGTTGTTCGTTTGTTGTTCACTTGTTGTTCAACTTGTTGTTCATTTTGCTGGTACAGCTCCCAATTTAGTATTGTAATCAGGCGATTTTTGGAACTTGTTTGTTGTTCAATTTGTTGTTCGTTTTTTAGCATTTTCAAAGTTCGTTCTACTTTACTTTCATCAACCTTTAGTTTCGTTGCTATAGCTTTTCTGCCTGTTATGAGTTGTCCAGGTTCAAGTGTTATCTTTTTGGAATTAAACAATACATCAACTTTTTTATGAGTAGCATTTAAAAGTAAATATATCCATATTCCTAACGTTTCAACATCCTTACAAACTATAGGATTATCTAATAGTTTTCTATATAACTTAATATATCCATCCATTTGTCTGTTCCTTTCCCTAGTTTTTTAACCAATACCCCCTTTGATTTTTCTCTATAAATTTGATATAATGTTTTATAGAAAGATTTGTACAGGTCTTTCTTTTTTTATGCTATAAAACTACTTGCTACAAGACTTACAACTGCTACTATTCCTATCAATTTCCATGCTTTAATGTGCTCTTGCAATTGTTCTTCGCTATCAAAGAAATAGTCTATTATCTTATTCATGTTCTCTTTCTCCTTTCTTAATTTTTCCTGCTATAGTATTCATTTAAAAACTCATTTACAAGATTAACTAAATATTTTTTTTCATCATCAGTTATTGGATTAACAACTTCAACTTTCCATTCATTCATTTTGCTTTTCCTCCACTGATAATTTATGTTTTTTGATACTTATTTGTGTTTTTGTCACGCATTAAGTTTCTCCTTTCTTTTTTGTCTTGCTGGGACTTATTTTTTTATTATTGATTTTTTCTTTGTTCTCCTTTACAATATTTGTGAAAGGAGGTGCTTTTAATGTTAGACTGGATAGCAGTAGCTACTATGTTTATTACGGCATTCACTGCAATTTCTTCAATTATTATTGCAAAAGAAACTTTAAAGCAAAATAACAAAATGATTGAAGAAAGTACAAGACCTTATATAGTTTTTTATAAAGATATAATTGACATTAATAGTCCAATTGAATACTTAATATTAGAAAACTTTGGCACATCTGCTGGAATAATTACTGATATGAATTACAATGATAAAGAATTTAAAGCCATATTCAATAGAAATTCAGTAGATGAAGAATTAATTAAGTATTTTTCAAACATAACACTTGCTCCTAATCAAAAATATTTAATTCCAATTGATACGAAAAATAGATTATCTGATATTTTTTCTATAGAATTGAAATATCATTCTAGTGTTAAAGTTTATAATGAAATTTTTAATATTAATCTCTCACAAGATTATTCAATTATTTTTACAAAACAACATAAGTCAGACTCTGCAAAAGAGATATTTACAATTTCTAATGCTTTGCAAGAACTTGTTAAAAGAAAATAAATGAATAAATCATAACTATTCCAAATACAACACTCATAATAAGCATTCCTATGCAACCAATTAATAACAAATGTAAACAGACTTTTGTTATTTTTTCTTCTTTGTCAATACTATTTTCTTTACTTCTTGATTTCTTTAACATAGCACTCTCCTATTCTTCTTTTTCCTGCAATTCACCATTTTGGTGAGTTGTGGGTAAAAAAATATCATCCACTTTTAAATTGAAATACTCTGCTATTTTAAACATTTCGTCACCATTAAATTTAGTTTTGCCTAGTTCTTTTGAACCATATTGTTTAGTAGTTATGCCTAACAACTGAGCTAATTCATTTTGTGTAATCTTTTGTTCTTTTCTTAAAAGTATTAATTTGCTTTGCAATTTTTACACTCTCCTTTCCTATTGCACTTTCATTTTATCACCATTTTGGTACACAGTCAACACTTTTTTTGCCTTTTTACAACTTTTTCTTCCATTTTGGTGTTTTTTGTGTTATTATATTAATGAAAGGGGAATTAATATGGATATAAACAAATACATAGGTAACAAAATAAGAGAATTGAGAGAAAGAAAAAATCTTACTCAAGAAGATTTAGCAGAATATTTGAATACAACATCTCAAACTATATCTAGATATGAAATAGGAGACAGGAAAACAAATCAAGACATTTTATTTAAATTAGCAGAATATTTTAAAATTTCTATTAACGATTTTTTTCCACCATTATCTTTTGATAACGCAACATTAGTAGAGATATCAAGTGACACTGTACAAATACCAGTTTTAGGCTCAATTAAAGCCGGTATAGCAATAGAAGCGCAACAAGATATATTAGAATATGTAGACATACCAAAAGACTGGCTGAAAGGCAATAAAGAGTTCTATGGGCTAAAAATTAGCGGAGATAGTATGTATCCAAAGTATAGTGAAAACGACATAGTAATATTTGAACATACAGAAGATTACATACTAGCAAATAATAAAGACTGTGCGGTTATGGTAAATGGTTTCGATGCTACATTTAAGAATGTTACCATTACCGAAAGTGGTATAACATTAGTACCTTTCAATTTAAATAACAGCGATGGTTATAAACCTACTTTTTATAATAAAGAACAGATATCAGAGTTACCTGTCAAAATTGTTGGCATTGCTAGAGAGAAAAGGACAAGATTGTAGGAGGTTAATTATGGATGAGAATATAAATGAATTAATGCTTAAATATGACGACTTTATTCAAAAATACAATATATATTGTGATGAAAGTTGCCATTTAGAACATGACCATAAAAAATATATGATAATGGGAGCACTTAAGTGTGAAGTCCAAAACAGAAAACATATATGTAAAGAGATAAGAAGAATAAAGAAAAAACACGACATAGCAGATTTCCAAGAAATAAAATGGACAAAAATATCACAAAAGACTTACGAACTTTATTACGATTTAATAAATTATTTTTTTGATAATGAAGATTTAAAATTTAGAGCCATAATAATTGATAAAGAAAAAATTAATCACAATAAATTTAGTCAAACTCATGATACTTTTTATTATAAAGTATATTATCAACTTTTATGTAGGGCAATTGTTCCAAAAAAGGAAAATTACATTTACTTAGACATAAAAGACACAAAGGGTAATAGAAAAATAAAGAAACTAAAAGAGTGTCTACAATATGGTATATACGACTTCAATACAGAATACATAAAAAACATACAAACAATAAATTCTAAAGAAAGCGAAATAATGCAATTATGTGATATATTAATAGGTGCAATTGGTTATATAAATCGTGGAGAATACAAAAAGCAAGTATTCAGTCATTCTAAGTTAAAATTGGTTGAATTAATTAAGGAACGAAGTGGTTACAATTTAATGCAAACAACATTTTTATCTGAAGAAAAATTTAATTTGTTTTTTATGGAGTTGCAAAAATGAACATTGAAGATGACTGTAACTGGTTACCACCAAAAATAAAATTAGAAGATTTTAACGGAGAATGGACCAAATATTATCAAAAACTATATGATAAATTTGTAGAAGATTTTATTACTAAACCGCCATATTTTGATAAAAAAGTAGTTAATATTAGAGTTAATCCTAAACAAAATAATTTTGAACATGCTTTCGTTCACTTGACCTGTGAAACTATGAAAGATGGCATAACATTAAATGACAGAATTCCAGATATAAGAAGATGTGAAAGAATTGGTTGGAATAAAGCAATAATAACAAATTATCCATGCAACAATAATTGTCAAAATTGTAAAAAAATATTGTATTACGAGGAGTATTATAAAAATACAATTAGAATAACGCTTTTATTTTATGACACTAGATTCAAAGTAGTTCTAGAAAAAAGAAAAAATTATTATTTACTTATAACCGGATATTATATTAATTATGATTTTAGATTAAATAAAGAATTAAAAAAAGTTGTTAAATTTTCAAAACAGAAAACGCCATTAGATTAAAGTCTCTAATGACGTCTCCAGAATCTCCTTTTACCAATGGGTAAATGAGAAATAAGTCATAATTATATTTAATTTTACGAAATACTTCGTACTTGAAGCACTTTGCTTCCATGAATAAATGATACCATAAACAACACTATCCTGTCAATGCTATTTTATGAAATATTACAAAGATAGTGTACATTAAAGTTAATTATTGTTGATTAAAATGATTTAAAATGAGATAATTTGATTACAAATTGTAGTCAATTCAAAATGAAAACAGCACCTACTGCAATAGGTACTGAAAATTAGAAAAACAACTAAGTCCCAGCAAGAACTTTAAGGAGTTTTTCTATACTTAATTATAACAAATAATGTGCAAAAGCACAATAAAAACATAAAATATTTAAGAAAGGAACAATTTAAAATGAGACAAGGAGCAGTTTATATAAGAGTTTCAACTGATGACCAAACAGAATATAGTCCAGATGCACAACTTAAGAGAATTAAAGAGTATGCACAAAATCATGATATTTTAATATCTCAAGAATATATATACATTGAAAACGGTGTATCTGGAAGAACGGTTGCGAAAAGAGAACAATTTAAAAAAATGATACAAAAAGCTAAAGAAAAACCAAAACCTTTTGATATAGTTTTAATTCATGCATATGATAGATTCGCCCGTAATGTTAAAGAAAGCCGTATCTATAAAGAATTATTGAGAGATGACTTAGGAATAGAATTAATTTCAATTACAGAAGATTTTGGGTCAGGAAAAAACAGCTTTTTGATGGAAGGTATTAAAGATATACTAAATGAATATTATTCACTTAATTTAAGAGATGAAGTATTAAAGGGTATGTATGAAAAAGTCTCACGTGGAGAGGTTTGCGGTAAAGCAGTGCTAGGTTATAATTTAATTAATAAAAAATTAATAATTAATGAAGAAGAAGCTAAAACTATTAAACTGATTTTTAATAAATACGCTTATGATAACTTAGGATTATTAGATATTGCAAAACTCGTAAATCAAATGGGTTTAAAAACTAAAACCGGAAATAAATTTGAAAATAGAACAATCAAATATATATTAAGAAATCCGGTATACATTGGTAAATTAAGATATTCTAAAAAAGGAAAAGTAGATTATCATACATATGCTGTTATTAAAGAGGAAGAACTTTATGATGGAATACATGAGCGAATTATAGATGAAGAAACTTGGAACACTGTCCAAAAAAGATTAGACAAGAATATACTATTCTCCATTCCACATAAAATAGATACAATAAACGCTGATTATTGGCTGAAAGGAATTGTAAGATGCCCGTACTGCAATTGCACAATGATTAGACATCAAAAAGTTAATTTGCGTTGTAATGGATATGGAAAAGGAAAATGTCATAATAAAAACACAATAAACTTAAAGTTTTTAGAAAAATTAGTATTAAATCAAATGAAACAAGATTTTGATGGTAAGAAAATTTCACTTAATACAATTAAAATCAAAAGCAACGAGTGTAACGAAAGAGATATTATAATTAGACAAATTAATAATACTGAAGCAAAATTTGCCAGAATAAAAGAAGCATATGTAGATGGAATAGATACATTAGAAGAATACAAAAAAAATAAAGAAATAATCTCAAGAGAAATTAGCATCTTAAAAGAAAGATTAGATAAAATAGAAAAGCCAAAAGAAGTTCCAAAGGATAATTTGAAATTAAAAATTAAAGATATATACGATTTATTAACAAACGAAAAAGTAGAAATGTCAGTTAAAAAGAACGCTGTACATATGTTGATAAATAAGATAGTTATAGACGAAAAAAATATGAAAATACTACTAACATACAATGAAAGTCCCTTTTGA